TGAGTTTATTGCTGCAATTCAGGCTTTTGTAGCTGAGATGGTTGCTGAGTCTGAGGCAGAATACGAAATCGTTTGGGATGACGAGGAAGAAGAAGAAGACGAGGAGTAAAGATTAACCTGGTAATTTAATATTTAGAATATCTCATTGATAAAGGGAAGGTCGGGGTGAGAATCCCCGCTGGGTTATCTAGTATTGCTTGACGTTAATAACTTCGCCTCTAAACTGAATGGTGTCCTGTGTATGTACCATTACAAGCTCAGGCATCAATAAAACGCCATTTACAAACGTCAGTATTGCAAAGCCAGAGCGCCAGTTAACAGGATTTTGCTCTAAATAATTCTCAAACTGTGGTCCGTAAATGTCCGCTAAAGTGCCTGTATCTACACCATATCGAACGCCATTGTAATCAACGTAAGGTGTGACTTTAAGACTGTGTAAATGGCCTGTAACCATTGTTACACCCGATTGGGCTGTATTGTTATGCGTTGCATGTACTCCGCCTTTATTGCGGTGTTTAACTATTACTTGATCATTCAACCAAACGGACCAGCATTTTTTCCATTTCTGAAAATGATCCGACAACTTAAACCCTGTGGTGTGCTCAAATTGGGGCGCATTGGCAGCTAAATATGTCTCAAATCGTGCATCATGGTTGCCCAAAGGCCAGAGCAGGCGCACATTATGTCTGGTTGCTTTGGCTACTTCCTCAATTTCTGACATGCAAGCTTGGCAAGCCTTAAGTTCTTCAATTACGCTGGGTGACTTATCCCAGCCAATCCTGGCATGTCTTGAAATGGAAGCGCCATCAAATATGTCACCGTTGGCTATCACAGCTGTGGGAGCGTATGTACCAATGGCATAGAGCAGGCCTTTAAATGCAGTTGACCTTATGCCAGGCCAAAAGTGTGCATCGGAAAACACTATAACTGTGCCGTTCTTAATGCCTAAATCAATTTTGCGTTCAATTGCATGTGCATCAAAATGTTTTTTTGCTACAAATACAAAACCTGCGTTTTCCATTCTTACACGCCTACGTCGTAGTGATCTTATATCTAAAGATAAATACTCAGCAACCTTTTCGTGGCTGCCAAGTCTCATATAAGCATCTAAAATTTCCTGGTCAGATACCTTCGTTGTGCCTACCATAAATTACCTTTTCGAGTACATTAATAACTGCGTGTTCAGCTGCATCCAAGTCTTCATCAGATCCTCGGTTTTGCGCTGTGCGGATAAGGTCGTGTAAAAGGACGTGTAAGCATTCGTGCAGAGCTGTGAGGGATAAGCTCTCTTTGTCTATGGAGCAACCGCCAAAATTGCCTATGCGGTAAACGGCAAGTTTAGAACCGTGGTCTATTTGTACGTCAGCCATTGCTGAGGACATCTTTGGATTACGTTCCAAACGCCAACAATTTAGTCCTAAAATGACTTGCCAATAGCAAATTTGTTTGTCAAAATATGTTATGTGATCGGCATTTGGAAGATTTTTCATATCCAGTTTATAACATTTTATTGTGACAATTGATATGACTTGACAAAACTCGATATAATGAGAGAATAACAATTCCAATTTTTAAACTTGCAAGGAACAAAAATGGGTTATTACAAAATGGAAAAAGAACCAAAGGGAGCTAAATCTAGCGACACTACTGGCGAAAAGAAACTGGGTCCAACATCATTTAACAAAATGACTGGCGTAAACAGCATGAAGGGCACTAAAGGCATGTCTGGCGAGAAATTGCCAAAAGGCGCTGATTCTGCCGATACATCTGGAGAGCGCAAAATGCCTTTAGTTGGAGGAGTTGCGCTTGGAAAGGCCGATGGCATCGGAATGCGTGAAGCAAGCCACATAGGTAAGCAAGACGGCATGGTCGGTGAGTGCAAGGGCCACATGGGTGAGTCTTGCGTTTATGACCACAAGCGTGTAGAGCACGTTCAAGATAGTATGTAAAAAAGCGAAACCCCATTGATCGGTAAATCTTTGGGGTTTCTAGCCAAATTAAGTAAGGAGACTTAAAGTGGATAGTGTTTATTGTAACGACTGTAGATATTTTGATCTACAAAATAATAGTTTTCAGCTTGGTATCTGTAAAAGGTATCCAGCGTACCAAAACCGATCCCCAAAGGAATGGTGCGGAGAATTTGCAGTTGCCTTAAAAGCAACTTTGGCCTTGGTGGAACCCGCCAAGGTCTTTTCTGATTTGCCTGATACGATTGATAATCTAGTTGCAATGGCTGAAGAAACAGAGAAACGCAAGCCAGGCAGACCTAAGCTCAGTCGGAGGCAAATACCATGAAACCATTAAACGACAGAATCATTGTCAAACCAATTCCAAGACTTGTATCCACATTGTATATACAGACGGCAGAGGTTGATACAATAGGGCATATTGTTGCGGTGAGTGACGAATCCGCTGAGATGGGCCTTGCAGTAGGTGACAAAATATATTTTGGTACACTTGCAAAAGAATACAAAGACGAGTATCTTAAATACCAAGAATTTAAAGATAATGACGAGCGTCTATTAATTATGTCTTGGAAAGACGTTTTATTTGTGGAGGAACCAGATGGCGAGTAAACCAGGGCTATATGCCAACATCCATGCTAAACAAGAGCGCATTAAGGAAGAAAAAGCCAAGGGCGAGAAGGTAGAACACATGCGCAAACCTGGCAGTAAAGGGGCGCCAACTGCTGCAGCGTTTAAGCAATCTGCCAAAACTGCCAAAAAGAAATGAGCAATTACATCAAGAAACAGCTAGAAATAAGTGAGCAAATGTTTCTTTTGATGAAGCAGGATCATGAGGAGCGCACCAAACAAAACTTTGCGTGGGTTGAGCTAAGTAACAGTTTGATGCAAAAACTCAAAGACCGTGACGAGGAAATAGTTAAATTAAAAGCCATTATTGCGGGGTTTCAATGAAAAAACACGACAAACCTATAGAGCACAAGACAACTGGCAAAAATAAAACGTACAACCCTACAGAAAAGGGCGCTGGGATGACCGCTAAGGGTCGTGCTGAGTACAACGCAAAGAACAACGCAAACTTAAAACCGCCTGCACCAAACCCTAAAACAAAGAAAGACGAAGGCCGTAAGGCATCTTTCTGTGCAAGAATGGAAGGTGTTGTAAAGAACGCTAAAGGCCCAGCGGAACGGGCTAAAGCATCACTAAAGAACTGGAACTGCTAATGCCACTTATTAAATCAACCAAACCAGAAGCGTTTAAAAAGAATATCAAGGCCGAAATCAAGGCTGGTAAACCTGTAAAGCAGGCAGTTGCAATTGCGTACTCTGAGAAACGTGAGGCTGAAAAGGCCAAGAAAAAGAAATGAAGGCCAGTTTAGCTGTACATCTATTGATTGCTATGGGCATAGACGAGCATTTGTTCATGAAATGGCAAGCAGGCAAGAACTTCAAGTCAACCAAAAAAGGCCCAGGTCGAAAGCATAAACAGGGTAATAAATAATTAAACAGGGTAACAAATGAACTTTGATCACGAAATACAAGACGTAAACTTAATCATTACTGCGCTTGAGCACAAAATTAGGGATATGCAATTGCTAGTGCAAAAGATGATAGCTAAAACCCAAGAGCAAATGCCTGCGGTAAAGGCTGAGATAGAAGCACAGACACAAGCAGAGTCTAATAACTAAAAGTAATATAGAACAATTATTTAAGGGTCGAAACGAATATGACACCAGGCGGACAATTAGGAAACAAGAATGCAAGTAAATCTCGCATGTTTTCCGATCGCCTGCGAGTTGTATTAACGACTGAGCCACATCGATTGAGAGCTATTGCCGAGCAGTTGGTGTCGAAGGCAGAGGAAGGCGAACCTTGGGCGATTAAAGAGCTAATGGACCGTCTTGAGGGTAAAGCAATACAAGCTACGAGCATAGAAAACGCAGACGGTTCGCCAATCATACAAAGCATACAAGTATCTTTTGTAGCGCCAAATGGATCAGAGTGAACTTAATGCAGCGATCACCAAGGCAGAGTTCCCTGTTAAGCTGCAGTGCCTTTTTGAGAAATCCAGATACAAATGTATCTACGGAGGCCGAGGATCATCAAAGAGCTGGTCTGTCGCAAGAGCGCTGCTTATCTTGGGTGCAAAGCAGGTCCACAGGGTTTTGTGCGCCAGGGAATTCCAGAACTCCATATCTCAATCAGTTCATAAGTTATTAAGTGACCAGATCGTTGCGCTTGGCCTGACTGCGTTCTACGAGATTACAGAGCGCACAATTAGGGGCGCAAACGGCACAGAATTTAGTTTTGTTGGCCTAAAAAACAATCCGCACAACATAAAATCGTTTGAAGGGTGTACTGTTGTCTGGGTTGAGGAAGCGCAGGCCGTAAGCGCACGTTCTTGGGATATTCTTATTCCTACGATTCGTGCAAAGGATTCTGAGATCTGGATCACCATGAACCCAGAGCTGGAGTCAGATGCAACTTACCAGCGCTTTGTGTTACATCCACCAGAGAATTGCATCAGTAAAAAGGTCAACTGGTCAGATAATCCCTGGTTTCCTGAAGTGCTCGATCATGAGCGCAGGACATTGCAGGCCAGAGATCCAGAGGCGTACAACACAGTTTGGGAAGGATTGTGCAGGCAGACTGTGGACGGTGCGGTGTTTGCCAGAGAGATGCAAAGCGCAGAGTTGGAGGAGCGCATCACCAAGGTGCGTTACGATCCTACTAAGCCAGTTATT